GAGGCAAATGCATCGGTCTCTTTAACACCGTACGTTAGTATTCTATCTGCGCCACCTTGCTTACTCGTATATATTTGAAGCCTTTTTTCTATTATCTCCCCAAGCATACGAAAGTAAGAAACAAAATTACTTTTACCAGAACCATTAGAACCAATTAATATATTAAGAGCACCTAACTTTAGGCTCTCCATGTTTCGAATAGACTTAAAGCCTCTTATGCTTAATGATGCTATAGGATTTTTTATCCCCATTAGGCACTACCTTCTCTCAAACAAGTAATTAATATTATAAGTATAAATTATACTATACTCAACGTAAACTTTAATATATTGATTATGAAGGCTTGGTATACATTTTAGCAAACATCCGCGTTTACTTGTTCAGCAGTTTACATCGCTTTAATATAGTTAATCAAATTACTCAACTGAATAACGCAGCTTTCATCATGTGCACCTAAGTCAACTATGTAGTTTGCGACTCTGCTTGCAGGTACTGCTCTAGTGTCGGAAATGGCTGTTGTTTCTGCATTAGCTCTGCTGGCGGTGTTATTCGCTGTGGGCAAGCTTGCGGGCTTTGAAACATGCTGCACGAAGCTAAAGTCAATGTGATTAATACGATCGATAAGATTTTTATCATGTTTAATGATCTCTTTTAATTTGGCGGCTTCAACCGCTGATTTAGATTGCTCTGCATGGTACTGAACTGCGAGCTTCTCGCGTTCTTTATATTGAGCAGCTAAGTCGGCTTTGTACTTCTGCTCTAGTATGATTTGGGCTTTAGCTTGTTTCAGCTGCTCGGAACTTACGCCTTTATAGTATGCAATGGGCAAGCCAATAGTTAGAGCCAAGACGACAGCTGCAGCCGTCCTCAAGTATTGATTGTTTAGAATAAATCCTAACATCATACCCCCAATAGTTTCTTATACTTAGTAGTTAAAGCCTTGCGTTCATTAATTCCAATCCCGCCGCCATTTATCCTTTTACTGACTGCCACAACATCATCTTTACGCGCTAACTCACCTACTGCATTTTTAGTCCAAAACCAGATAGCCGATAGAATGGCTCCCTGTGGTGTTTTAACAAAATCGTCGACAGTGTCAATAGTTAGCTTATGGCCATTCATGTTTGCAAAGCTCAAAAACGCTAGATAATTATCTCGGCCAGTTAGCTGTAATAATCCTGCCCCCGCATAGTCAGCGCCATCATTGTCATTCGTTCCATTTTTCTCATTGCCCATGCGACTACCGTAAACTAGGTTAAACAACCACGGCTGCGGACAAAAGTCATCATCTTTGGCTTTTAGCTCCGATTGCTTTTTATTAATCTCGGCTAATCGTCTTTGATGTTCTATTAGTTTTAGATTGCTGCAGAACGTGGCTCTTGCTGTTTTAAAGCGGTATTTTGTACCCTCTGCTAGTTTAGTAAACCCTGCCGACTCATGGTCGCACTGCGCCAATAGATGAGCCTGTTCTAACTTGTTGGTGATTCCGTGCTTATTTAATTCATTAATAATTACTTCTATTTTCATACATCACCTCATTACATCTTAATTTCATAAGTAATACCACGTTCGTCATAATCAATTTCAAAGTTACAGAACACATAAAATCCCAGAGCCGCCATAGCTATAATTAATAAATCTCTTATAATATGCATTATTTGTTTTTCTCAATGACGTTATTGAGCCTGTCGTCCATGAGCCGTTGCGCCTTGCTTTTAACGAAATCTTTTATATTCGATATAATAAATATCCGAGAACCCTTTAATTTCTCAATCAACTCAACAAAAATTAATACTTCACCAGCTAATATAACGCCTAAAGTAGTGTCATAGAATGGCAGATCAATATTAATTTTTTTCTCCCACGACCATGTCCAGATGTGGGCGAAGTAAGCAAAATAAGACATGAACGCATATACAATAAACCACTTCATGTAATACTTTGGGTTATTCATTAGCCAGGCATTTATTGCACACAATGAGGCAAGAGCTATCATTCCTGGCACAGTATCCTGAATCATTGGCCAGCTTAGTAACAAGAGTAAAACTTCCCACGCTGGGCTATTATGTAGATTGGGCATTTTGTCCATACTTAAATCTCTCGTAACTGTTCTTGCTGCTGTTGTGTTTGCTGTATATAAGCGTTTATTATTTCATTAGTCCATTTTTGTTGAATTGCATTATTTACTTCTTCATATCCAGTGTCGGGGCGCGGATTGCTCTCATCTACAACCCTTGGCTCATAAGAAATTCGCTTCGTTTTAGAACCTATAACTAATCCATCTTCGAGGATTTCGATAATCTCTTCAACAAATATTATGCCGTTAGCATGAACTTCATAATGCCCTAACCTAGTTTGTTTTGATAACATTTTTACTTCCTTTAAACTTGGTAACTACCAGAAATTATTAAAAACCCATTAGAAAACACTTGATTCATCGGCGTAGTGTTAGCTGATGTCCTTGGTGATATTTGAATACTATTTGCATTTAATAATGCCGTTAACGAAATCCCTGCGCCAGACGTGACTGTAAATGAAGAATAAGCATTAGCAATATTTGCTGAAATATATGGTAATCCAGTAAGAACCACAGGGTTCGTATCCCCTGAGGTGTTCGGGTAAGCAACATATGCTTGAAAATAAAATCTATTGCCTATTTTTGTACCGCGACATACAGAGGTTAAAGTTAATGCACTTAAACTTGCATCAGTGATAGGGAAAGTTATTTCTTTATAATCATCTAATGTATTGGGATCAGCAGACGGTACTTGAGTAGCCGGGAATTGAATGCCATTAGCCGCCAGTACCGCTACCGCAAAATTTGAACTAGCATCACGCATAGGAATAGAATTTGGGGTAGCGGAACTTACCGGAAGTGTTACTGCCCAATTCTCTCCACCTTGATAAAATGGAACTTGACCCACTGCGGTGCCATTTATAATATTTAATCCTGCACCATTAAAATTAAGATATTGATTGAGTCTGGATTCAATCGCCCAAACTCCAGCGGAAGTAGACTTATTTTGCAGTGTTAGTATTCTAGTTCTGCCTACAGGTATTAAACCTAGGCTCGCCCCTCCGAATGCAAGTGTAGTGATTTGTGAGTTAGTTACCTGATTTGTAATTTCTTGAGTAAAACCAATTTCTAGGGTAGTTGCATCTGGCATAGTAAATGCACCACCGAAGCCAGATGACCCGGTTACAATAATCTTAGGTGCGCTTGACAACGACAATTGAGTATTGGCGTTTACCGCAGCCATTACAATCGGTTGTTGATTTACTCTATTAACGCTTTGTCTATACGTAATTTGAGTTGAACCAATGGTACCACCATCTTGATTAGAATTTATATAGGCTTTTCCGGCAAAAATTCCATTGATTATTAAAATTTGTGAACCAACGATTTGACTCCACTCTGTAATTACAGGAATTAATGGCTGGTCTGCTGCATCAAAAATATATAGCCCTGCCTCTTTCGCATCAGTCTGAAAACCACCGGAAATCGCACCTAGCACAAATAATATTTGACGAGATTCTAAAGTTACTCCCCCGAAAATATTTGTACCTGGATTAGTAATATTTACATTTGCCCCAGCCATTGCAGTGGCTTTAAATACTATAGTACTATTTTTGATTGCATCAAATTGCTCTTTTATATTTTCATCATTACCGTCGAGTTGATTAAATTCGCGGTCATTTATTAGACCATGCCCAACGTTTTCAACATCTACGTGAGTCGGGAATGTTGGAGTGGTATAGCCACCTATAATTCTAGCTCTCATATTTAAAACTTTCTAAATTCAATATCTCAAACCAATCACTGCAACCCCAACTTCGGCGACTGTTTCATCTTTACGCACTTTAAAGCACCCGGGGAAATCAAGAACTATCGTGTCATTGTTCTCATCAAAATACGGCTGAACTCCATCTAATTTAAGTGCTTTGAAAGTACCAGGAGATAAGAAGCTTTCGCGCTCAAGATAGGCTTTTTCCCCGAGTGCTAAACCTTCGACTTGTATTACTGCAGTCGCGTTTTTAGGAATCTCAATAGCATCACTAAGTGCTTCATTTAGTGTGGGTTCGAGAGAAATTATTATTTTTTCAAGCATTGTTCATTCCTCAACTATTAAAATCTGGAACAGCAGGAATCACACTAGACTCTCCGTTGATAACCGCAAGTAGAGCTAGATAATACTCAGTTAAAACATCTCGCCCCTCTTGTGTATATCCCGCCCAGAGAATCTGGTTATTCCATTTATGTTCATTATCTAAAATTAATTGCTTTGCTTGAGCCTTTAGCTTTTCAGTATTAACTGCCGCGATTAGTTCTGGCGTTACCACCGCGGGGGTATAGCTCGTTTTTCCAGTTGCGGAATCAATATTAATTTCAATATTACTAGTTTCAATTAATGAAAGCCCATCTTCAAGGATACCACCGAAGGCAGCGCAATGGCTTACGATCTTATTTTCAGAGTTTATTATAAATATCATGCTTTTCTTTCTATTGCGCAACTACAAACGGTGATGTACCACCAATTTTAACTACAGAGCCTCTACCCCCAGTGATATTTATTGCTCCACTAGTGCTCGAAGTTCCACCTCCAATTAAAACTTTTCCGGTATCGGTAACATTATTACCTAATATATTTCCTGAGCATGCGGTTTGATTTGAGACTGAGACGCTTCCGTTGGTCGAGTGATTGCCGTATCGTGAGTTATTATTACAAGCGCCCTGTGTTCCAACAAATAAACTTCCCGCACCAGAGGTATTGCCTGAATCCGTATTGTTATTACACGCAATTTGTACCCATATAAAGATAATTGACAAATAACCGTGATTACCTGCTGTTCCGGTATTACAACTTCCGGCGTCTGTGCTAAATGAGTATGTTCCACTTTCCGAGTACAGAGAACCGTATTTTATTGATGCTACCACGTCATTGCCCGCTGCAAACATACCTCCATTTGTGCCAAAAATCACAGTATTAATACTTGCTTTTGTGTTTATCATGCTAATGAGATAAGGGTGCGATGATTTCCCACCGTTGAAAGCTATTACGCCATTTCCGGTTGTTCCGCCGATATTTGTTCCGTCATCTATTGACGAATTGACCGACTCTACACATTCTACTGAATTAACACTTACACTAGTTGACCCAACCCCCAAGAATCCGTTAGTTTTAATTTTAGAGTTCCGCATGTAAAGCAGTTTTTTATTTAAGCTATGAACAAAGGCCACGTTGCTTATCGTCAGTCCGTTGCAGTCTTGAAATACAGCTTGATTGCCACATTTTGTAACTTTAGTCATTCTTGCTGTGCCAAATAAAGCATTTGTTAGCGTTGTTTTCATATTTTGAATATTATTAACTGTCACACTAGTACCTGATACCGCGGAAACACGCCAGCATCCAACATGACTGCCGAGAAATAGTGTGCTTGCTGGGTTGGTTGTTGTTTCTTGATCAATAATTACATAATCATTAACAGCTAACCCTGCCATAGCGCTCGCTAACGTGTATGTAACAGATAGGTTTCCGATTGAACCCGTAACACCCGTACATGCGGTTATATTTTGGCTTGTAGCATTGCCTGTAATTGTTACAAATGAATTTAACGATTGGTTAAATAATATATCGTTTGCTTCTGTACCATTATAGCTAGAATCAAACGTAACCGTAATTGCAGCATTAGGAACTCGTTGATTCATGTAGTTATTAAACTCACCTAAGCTTGCGAAGTAAATGCCCGCAGCATTATTTAGCACACCGACTTTAATTGCTGTTGCAGTAATTACTACTGGTTGAACTAAATAGAGAGAACCATTAAAATTAACTACTTCATCACCAACAAAAAGTACAGAATCAGAAGCAATAGATGCTCCGGCAATCTGGACTCCACTTACTCTTCCTGCAACACTAACCATCATTGATTCCCCATTATCTAAACTAGCTAATGGTGGTGTATTTGTTGAACTATCATAGGTTGTGGAACTTCTAACCCGCACACCTTTATGTTTTAAAAACTCAATCATTACATCGGGGGCAATTGCTTTAACAGATTCAATTCCATCTTCTAATTGTTCCAAAGATGCAAACTCTGTATCTGAATAATTTAAAGTGACTGTGGCCGTATTAGCTACATGTAATAAAAAATTAAAAATCATGACATTTACTGATGAGCCTGACCCAGAAATTGGCTTATACTGATCTTTATAAATCATTAACGCAATCATGTCACCGTCTTCATCAAACAAACCGACTTCACGAATTGTGAAATTGCCAACATCCCCTGGTATTCTGCATTGAATCTTCACAATCGTAGGATCAGACGGATCAACTATCTTCTGAAAAACATTTGCGCGATAAAGTTCATTAACTACATCTAATTGAGTGACATAATCATTGATATCAACGGCAGGAGTATATTGGCTTCCGTCGCCATCGCCAACAGCGAATTCAGTGATGACAAGTGGTGTAGAGCTAGCAAATGCATCAGCCAACTTTGTAGCACCTATGTTTGTTAGCAAGGTATAGTAATCAGGTAGTGGATCAGGTAGCATAAGTTTTCCTTTAGTTTAATATTGGTGGCTCTGAAAATATTTCAGTACCACATGCAATGCTTATAAATTGTTTAGTTGTTAATAACGGTCGTACCTCACTTATATGTTGAGTTGTGCAGCCGCCCGCAAAATAAAGTTTTGTTGAAACGTTAAACATTATTTCGATAGTTCCCAAATCTCGCGCTGATTGACTTTTATTAATATAGCGATCGAGGAGCTGGAGTTTGCTAAAGCTAAATGCCGTTTCTCTATTTATAATAACTTTAAAATTAAATGGTTGCCCGCCATAGTTAAACCAAGGCTGAATCTCTGCTTCGATTCCAACTAACTCAAGAGCTTTGCGAATCGCAAACTTAGTACCTTTATATCGCTGAATTTGAAAAGCGTTTAAAATTAAATTAATTTTTTGCTCTTCTGAATCAGATAGCTCCCACCCCTCCTCAGCATCAAGATTTCTCTCCCAAGCTAAATGCTCGAGTATTGCTGGTGGTTGGTTATGAATATTGGGAATGAATAAAACTTGAGGAATTGCGGCAATTATTTCATCAAACTCTGGCTGAAGAGCATCACAAATAGCCAACATATCTGCGCTTGATTTTAATGAGCTGGGTAATAAATCTCGCAATTGAAGATCATTAATATTAATCATTATTCGCCCTCTAATCCACCATAATTAATAGTAATAGAAGCAGCAATCGCAACTTGATTATCAGGTATAATAATATTATTAGGACTTAGTAACTCAACGCGTTTTGCACCTGCAGTAACAATATCGCTAATTAATTTAGATGGATTGACATCTCTACCAATCTTTGTTTTTTGCCATAAAACAAAAGCATCTATTGCGGCATTAACTCTACCTTGAATTGACAATGCGCTAATCGCATCGCTAAATCTAATATAATAGGTTAGCTCAATATCATAGTCAACAACTTCAGGTGCAACCGCTTCTACCGAGTCGGTAAATGGACGTATTTTGTCTTCATTTAATACTTCAGTGACTAACGCCTTTTCCGACAGTGTTGGCATAGTTCCATTTATCATTAGTATTGCTACTTTCACAACTCCTGGAGTTGGTTTGTATGGGACTACATCAATTATATTTTGAGTTGCTGTTTTTGCCCAATATTTATAAGCATCGATCGGACCCGCAGTACTGAATTTTTCAGGTGCGAGTTGAATTCTTTCACGATAAATATCGTTATCTTCTTTCTCTATCCCACCAGCTGAGCTATCAATGTTAACTACCGTTGAAACATACGGAATGGGGTCAACTAATGTAGTTATTTCCCCTACCTGATAATTATTTCCTGCCGCCCCTACAGTTTGACATTCGCATAAACAATTCACACTTAAATCACCCGGCAAGATTTGAGCTGTCTCTTTAACTGCAAAGAAAATATTATCTCCAGCTGTAACCCTAGTATTTTGGGTAATCGTTACCGCACTTAATTGTGCAGCAGACAATGTAAAACGAACCGTTACTGTTGCTGGCTTTGCAGGATTACGCAAAGTATCAGTATCAATACCTTTATGATCTAATGCATCATCCAGAGCATATGCTAATAGATTCTGCTTTCCGGTATAATCAATTGCGCTACGAATTTGTGTAATCAAATAAACAACTGTTTTTAGGAAAATTAATGCTGGGTCTGCTTCACCCAGTTTTCTATTTTGAGCATCTTCATAACGAGCTACTATCTCTTGCTCAATAAGCAGCGGATCCTTAGCAGCAAAAACTAACTCTGGTAAGTTACCTATCATCTTTTAATTCTCCATTTTATTTGGGGTAATAACCGTCCGTTTAAATCGTCAGTTTTATACTCAATCTCTTTAATCTCAGCTCGTGGCTCAAAGCGTTTAACTTTCTCAATAAGTTCTTTACTGTACATTGCCTTAGCTTGATTTATAGGCATATCAAGCATATAAAAATCAAATCCGAATAACCTGTTGTAAGGGACCGTGCCAACTTTAGTTGTAGCAATCATTATTAAATTTTGGGCAATTTCCGCTTCTAAGGACTCAGGATTTAAATTAATATTTGATGGGCCGCGTGACGGTGTAATTAATAACTCGTTCATCTACACATACTCTTTAAAAGTCACAGCAATATTAATTTCTCTAACGTAGCCAAAGAGCGTAATAAACTTAAAAGCCTCTTCAGAATTTGGTATTACAAAATCACCGAAAACTTTGGTTCCAATGATTAATGGGTTAATTGTTCCATTTTCAATATACTCTAAGAATTTAGCTACTGATTTTTGAGGGTCTAAACCAAAAACGCTGGATAATTTTATATCCATAGTTATTTCATCTAGATTATTACCTGTGAATTCAAGTTTCGGTTTGCTATTAATAATCGAATGCTCTGCATAGCTTGCGGATATTTTTCTCTTAAGATTGTCAAAAGTTTGAATTTCACCGAAAAATGTACTGAATACGATCTCGCCGAAGCTACCAATCATGTTTATCCCCTAACTATTTGGTGGTCCAGTCACGCCGCCAGAATCGCCTGGATGAGTATGTAATTTTTCACTTACCGTATTAGCAATAACATCAACGTCTGATTTAATAATATCTGTTGCGTAAATTTTATTGTTAATATATAAACCATCTGAATCAATCATCATTGTGGTACCAGCGACATTAATTAGTACTTGTGTTTCCGCACTAATCTTTGCATTTTTACATGTGGCCTCAATATTGCCAACACAGTTAACTTTAAGCTCGTGCGTACTTCGATTATATTCAACTCTTGTGCCATCTTCATAAGTTGTGCTGTTAATATCCGAATCTGAATCAGCCGGAGTATCTTCATCGTTATACAAGCTACGAATAATGAAGCCTTGCGATAGATTAATTGGCAGAAAGATACAAAGTACCTGCTCATTTATGTCTGGTAAACCAAATTTCTTATTTTTAAAAGCTGAATCTGTCCCTACCTGTAACTCATAGCTAACACTGTTATCCTGATCTTCAAAAATAACACGTGCAGTATGTTTTGACGGATTAAGGGCACTCACTTTGCCGACTCTGATAATGCTTGATAAAATATGCATAATATCTTTATTCATCAGATTGATTCTCCCAAGAGCCAAGTACACGATGACTTTTGACTGATGATGTATAACCACCGTCTTTTGTTAGATTATGAGTGGTCTCATCAATTGAATAAATACCGTCAAAGTTTCCGCAATCTTCAACTTCGATGACAAGCCCACCAATTGCGTTCGGATTACCGATAGACGAGAAATCAATCCCCCACTCCCCTTTATTTTTTTTTCGTAATGCCGCTCTAGCTAATCTTTCTGCTTCAGCTTGAGACTTTACTCTGGCTCGAATAACTAATGTCTTACCTCCACCATTTATATTTGCTTGGTCGAGATATGTATAATTAGAGTATCCCTTTTTTTGTTTGTCAGATTTCCTTGAGGTGTACTGACTTTTAAGGGCTTCTGGTAAATTTTCTTGCCAGTTTTTATTACTACTTTGTTGCTGTGATTTAGGCAAATTCTTTGTATATGCTGCTTTATGCCCAACAGTACTTTTATGAGTTTTCTTTTTATTTGCATCAAAATAAACAACTTTACACTCTTTATATAAATCATGAGCCTGACGGACGAAGTTATATGATTTCATATCAAAAAGACTTACTGTTAAAGCAACGTCTTTAGCTTCGTATATCTCCTCATCAAATATAAAAAGTGTATCGTCTTCAATTTTTATTTTACAGCCGTAGCTATCACATAATTTAGCTAAAAAACTTAAGTCAGATTCACCAGTTTGATCAACTCTGTCAATGCTAATATCTTCTGCATTAAAATCTAACTTCATATCATTAGCTTCTGCAATGCCAGAACATAT